ATAAAGCACCGGCAAGTTTTACAGCCTGGGCGCCCAACTTCGGTACAGCCTCAGTAACCACCCAGTCAAGAATTGTCAACAACAAATCGCCTAACGCTTTTAACGCTGGGACTATTTGTGGTTTAATCCACTCAACTACAGCGTTACCCAAAACAATCAGTTTGTCGACAAGGGTTGGCAAACCTTTGTCAAGAATCCAGTTAGCCAGGTCACCCATTAGTTCAGCCAGGCGCTTTAGTGCCGGTGGTGCGGCTTCTTTAATCCATTCCCAAAAGGCTTTAGCGCCATCACCTAAAAGTTTTGCTAGGGCTGGCAAACCAGTGTTTTGTAGCCATTGCCCTAGTTTGTACATCATGTCTAACAATGCCCGTAAGGCTGGTGGGTAAGCCTCTTTTAACCATGCGCCAAACATTGACACGGCGTCGCCTAACAGTGTTTTTAGTTTTGGTAGTTGACCTTTAACTATTTCAATAATTCCCGCTAAACCGTCTTTTTCAAAAGCCTTAGTTAACATGCCGATTGTCGGCCCAAGTTTTGTTGTTATGAAATCTGTAAATTTCATAAAAATAGGTAGCAACTTGCCACCAATAGTGGTCACAAGGTTGTCTAATTGCGCTTTGAAAATGCGTTGTTTGTTTGCTAATCCATCGCTAGTTCTTGCAAAATCGCCTTGGGCGTCAGCGGTTTGTTTATAGATAACGGCTTCAGCGGCCAGAATTTTTTGCCGGTCATTTAACGGGCCGATACCGTTATAAATACCTTGTGCGGCCGCTTCGGCTTTTAGGGCGGCGTCGTTAAGCATGACACCGTATTTGCGCAACGGTTCCGATTCGCCTCGAAGTGCTGAACCTATGGCTTGTATTGCTTCTTCGGGACTGGTGTTATTAAACGACGCCAAATCTGACGCCAGCGTCGTAAATTCCATTGAAAATTCGGCGGCGTAATCACCTGATAAACCAGCGGCTTTAGCAAACGTACCAAAAGTACCTACAGCGTCCATTACAGACTGCTTTGACTGACCTAAAGCCACGTCAGCACGGTCGGCGAACTGTTGAATATATTTGGCGCTATCTTCACCAAAAATAACATTGACTTTGCTTTGGGCTTCGGCTAAGTCACTGGCGGCAGTAATTGCTTTGTATGCGCCAGCGGCGGCGGCGGTACCAATAGCGGCTACTGCTAAAGCGGCTGTTTTGGCTATGTTGCCAACTTTTGTACCGAAAGCCTCAAAAGAAGAAGTGGCGTCGCTGACACCTTTGTTGTCGTAATCGCTAAAAATCGGAATTTTGATAGCCATTAGCGGTCAACTTCTTTTTGTATAACCTTTTCGGTTTCTTTAACTAAGTCTTTAATTCCGTCTTGTGTGTCTCTAAGTTTTTGTTCAGCAACAGGCCACATAACACGGCTGGCGTCTTTGCCAAACTTTGAACTAAAAGCACTACCTAAACCGTTTAAATTCTTTTTGCCTGCCATATCAAAAATGGCGGCCGCAGGGTTTGCTTGCATAACATAAAAAGCGTTGCGGTCACGGTAACTGGTATTTATCTTTACCTTGACACCGTTCTGGGCTTTAGCAGCTGTCAATGGAAATAGTTTTCTGCCGCTTTCTGAACTGGTTTTGCCGACAGTCCACGACCGTTTTGTGCCGGACGGAAAACGATTGTCTGAGTATTCGGCTTTCATGGCGTCGGTCATTGGCGCCGCAATAGCCTTTACTTTAAGGTTGAACTCTTTGCGTAGTTCTGGGTCAATTCGACGCAACGCCTTAATGGTGTCTTTTACACCTTCTATTTCGGGCGTTCTTGCCATGACCAACCTTTATTTTCGTGACTCGTTAATAACTTTAATGACTGTTGCCAGGTCATTGTTATCAAACTCTACTTCAGGTGGCCAGTACCCTGTCGCCGCTAAAACTTGCGCTAGTGCGTGTCGGTAGGTACTGGCAAAGTAGGGCGGTCGGGTTCATCGTTAACAACCTCAAGCACCACCAGTTTCTTTATGAAGTCGTCCAAAACGATTGGCACAATCACGTTGTGTTGCTGACATGCCTGGTGTGCAAGATACGCCAAATCTTCAATGCCGATACCGTTGCCCATATCGCTGGCTTTGCGTTTGTATTTTCTTTCCCACGCCACAATTGTGAAAAGGTTGGTTGTTACTTCGACAGGGCCTTCACCCTGGTCAACTCTGATCGTTAGTTGCATGTCGGGCCGTTTCTGTTTGTGTGGTTATTAGGCAACAACGGTGGTCAAAACGCCACCAGTAAAAGTAATTGAAATGGTTGACAACTCGCCCATGGTTGCGTTAATGACCGGAAGTGCCTCTAAATAGCACCCCACCAATTCAAAACGGGGGGCCGTGGCACTAGCAGTAGTTAAGGCGGCGTCAGTACTTGCAACCTTTACTGTGGTGGTCGTGCCGACAAGATTTGCAAGAGTTGCGTACGTTTCGGTGGCCGCGTAGGACATGTACAAATCCAAAGTAATTTCTTGGCTAGAAAGCCCACCCACGAATGACCGTGACGTACTGCCAAAGGCAGTTGCTTCAAGCGCCTCAATCGTGTTAGTGACGGTGGCGCTGGTACACATGTCGGTCAAATTGACATTGTTAATAAGTACGCCTGGGTTGCTGAGATAAGTTGCTGAAGCCATGGTCTAATCCTTCTTTGCTGGTTCTTTAGTTTTAGCAGATTTTGAAGCCGTGCTGTCGCTAGGTTCGTCAGATTCAATAAACCCGTTGGCTAGCAATGCTTCAATGTTGGTGCCTTCGTCCGGCACAAATTCTGTACCGATCACGCCGACTCGATTGCTTTTAATTGTGTATTTCATAATCACCCTGTCTGTGCTTGCATGTCTATGGATAGATCATAGGCGGCAAACATTTGGCCGCCCACGGGAAACGACCCAGGGCGGCCAGACTTCACTGCCACATTCTTTGCTAGAACCGACGCACACATGCTTAAAACGTTGCGTAAGCCGTCCAAATTGCCTGGCCCTAAGGTTATGACTTTTACCGAAAAATTCATAGTGACGATGTTGTAGTTAAAGCAATCAAAACTGGGGGCGTCAATAAACACACACGGTGGGTTGATCTTCTCAGGGTCAAATACGACCCGTAAACCTGTAATGGTCGCCAGCGTTGTTGCTAGGTCATCTATCGACTCGTTAAACAGGTCGGTGTAGACAGTCATCATGCAACCGCAGGCCGTGGAATACCAGCCAGTTGTTTAATCAGTGGCGACAGGCCCGTCACTGCGGCTGTACCCATTTCACTGAAACTAGCAAATTGGTCAATGGCGCCACGCTGACGGTAAATCGAGCCGCCAAACATAATCGTGGCCAGCTGTACGTCAGCACTAGGTACGACAGTCAATTGGTCGGTATAGCCAGACTCTTGACGTCTACGAAAAATGAAGTTGTTGGCACTGTTAGCACACTGAGTCAAAAAAGCCGTTTCGTCTGTACCTGCTAAAGCGATACCTAACCAGGTGCCAATCTGTGTACCTGTAATCCATGTGCAAGTCTGCGTGTAAGTCAGGGTGCCAGGCGGAATAGCGGCGCTTCGTTGTAGGTCGTCGCCTTCATCGTAAAACAAAACTTGGTTTTGTACCGGCTGAAGATAATCAAATAATAAGTCGCCTTCAGTGTCGACACCAATAAACAGGTAACTAGGCAAGTCGTAGACAGTGTGCGTGCCGTTCAGGCCGTGACCTAAACCAGCAAGCGTAAACGACTGACCTAACGCCAGTTCGGGTTCTGTCAACGTTTGGACAACTGCGTAGTTATCCAAACGCTGATGAAACGTAACTTGATAAACAGCCATAACTGGCTAACCGCCTTTCGGAATCAGGCGACAGTAATTTTTTGAACCATGGTGGCGTCAGCGACAAAAAGACTTGCATAGCCATAGTAACTGAACACCTTGCCCAAAGTAGCAGGTTCGTCTCTCGTAATAATGCCCTTGATTTGCTCATAAAATTCTACGGCATTGCCACGGGCAAGAATCATTGTTCCGGCCGCAAAGTTACGGTCAACTACAAGGTTCAAACCAAATGGGTTCATAACGCTGGTGGTAGTGATGTTCTGAGTACCGAAACCGTTGACACCCATGAGGCCTGCGGCGGCCGCATACGGGAAAATGGGTCGTTTGTCTGCGTCGAGTTGCGTTGACAATTTGCGCCACACGTCAGGTGCAACAAAAAGATGATCAGGCAAAAAGTTAGTAGCCGCAAGAATTGACTCTGCAGTTTCGTACAACGTGTTGATTAGGTCGGTCGGGTCGCCAGTTGCGACAGTCCAAGTAAGGCCAGATGAAACGCCTTGTGCAACCATTTGATCGGCGGCAAGGTTGTCTGACTGCAACATGTACTGGCCAGCAAGGTCACGCAAAATAATGTCTAATGCGGCAGGCGACGTGAAGTCGATGTCTTGTACTGAGAAGGTCACTTGGCCTGACAAAGTTGTCTTAGAAATTACGTTTGAAGCAATCACGGGGGTTACTGCGGTAACGGCGCCAAGTTCTGACGATTGCGTGCCAACACCAGTGTGGGTTGTCCAAGTCGGACGAATCCAAGTCTTGCTATTTCCACCGTCTGGCATAGCCCTAGCGCCAACAGCGGCAACGACTGGTCGAATGTAGTTCAAGTCATCAAAGACTGGGCCAAGAACAGGTACGGGCAAAAGTCCTGGGGTGTCAGTCGTAAGAACATCGCCAGCGGCGGCCTGCAAAGCGGTTTGCTTCAACTTGGAAGCCTCAAGGAACGCTTCGTTAACTTTGCGGAACGTGTCGCCACCAATGTGGTACGCGGCCATGTATTCGCCAGCGCTTGGCATAGCAAAAGTACGCTTCGCTTGTGCAAAAATTGGTGCCGTTGGGATAACAGTCTCTTCAACAATGGCAGTGGTAATTTCCATCTTGGGTTCTTCCTTTGGTTTTTCGGCCACTGGTTCTGAAGCCGCTACTTGACTGATCGTAGCACCAGCAAAAGCAGGTGTGGGGACAAGTGACAGTTCAACCCAATCGGCCGCCAAAATGGTCATGTTGCCTTTGTCGTCGTATTTAAATTCTGTGGGGTTGACGCCTACTGACACGCTGTCAATTACACCGTCAGCTGCTAGCACTAGGGCTTCGTCACCAGCACGGGTGTTTGACACTTTGGCTGTGAAGTACATGGCCTCAGGGCTGTCAACACGTTCCGAAACCAAACCAACGGCTTGGGTACTGTCATGGTTCATGTACAGTTTTGGCGCTTTGCCTTCTACGGGCAAACTGCCTGGCATAAATTGCACCGTTGTACCGTCGCTGACAGTAGCAAAAGTGTTGTAAGGCACTGCGATACCTGTAATGGTGCGGCGGTTTTCTCCGTCTGGGCCTGCGGCTTCAACAGCAAAAGTGTTTGAAGTAAATCGAATCATTGTGCTAGTTCCTCTTGTGTGTTTTCTTGTGGTTGTTCTTTTGTTTCTTTTTCCATGTAACTGTCGACTTCTAACCATTTGTCAACGTTCCATTTAACATAGGTGCCACGGGGCAACTGTTGTGACAGGGCTGAAGTAATCGCCTGGGCGTACATTGACAAACCGAAAGTCCACAAGTCTGACTTGGCGCTTTGACTATTTGTGTATGCGTACGAACCAGTAGAAATACCCAACAAATACGGGGGTACATTGCACAAATTAGCAATTTCTTTACTTTGATATTCGGCGGCGTCAATCAACAACATTTTGTCGGGTGTCGCCGTGGTTTCTGTGTACGTCAAAAACTCGTTCAGTGCGGCCGTCTGGTTTGTCATTCTTGCCTGGTTAAACGCTTCAGCCAGGGCGCCAAGTTCTTCGGCGCTTAACGGCTCGCCGCCAATTTGTCGAAGCACACCGGCCGGAATGGATGAGGAACTATTGCGCAGTCGTGCCTCGCAAAGTTTTAACGCTGTAAGAATCGTTTGTTCTGACATATAGATCATGCCTTGGGTTGGGCTGTATATCTGCACAACATCGGCTGGGTCAATAGCGCCACCGTTAAAATAGATTTCTTTGCTTTTACCGAACCAAACGGGAGGTTCTGCGTCGGGCGTCGTAATACTGCCTTGGGGCAATCTTGTGGCGCTAGCCATGTAACCATCTTTGGTACGGCTGGTGATATACAAGAAACAACGGCCAAAAAAGAAAAGGTCGTCGAATACCCAAGGAAACAAAAAACTGTTTGGCATTTCGGGGTCAAGTTGTTTCAGCCAAGAACGTGGCGCCAACGGCACCGTTTCCATTTCTTCACCGTTCCACATTTCGGTACACATCTCTAATTCCATACTGGCCAACACTGACGCCATAAGGTCACGGCTTCGACTGATCGCAGGCACAGAAATGGCACGGTTACGGGCCTGACCAGCCTGGTAGGTGTACCAACTGCCGATCATGTTGGGGGCGGCCGCATTGCGTGAGTACGAATTACCTACAGCGGCTTGCACAGACGGTTCAGGCTGAGGCGATATCTGCGCCTTGTTTACTTTGTTTGTGCTGAATAGTCCCATGGTGTTTTCCTATCGGGGGGTGTCCCTGCCCTGCCCGACGCAGGACAGGGACTTACTAAACAATAGCGTGACCCAAAGTCACGGTGTCTTTGATACAGCAAACACAGGTTTGCCCACAATTTTGGGGCGTGACGATTCGGCTATAGCCCACGCCATGCACCGGCACAGTTCTATTGGGCCTGGGCTTTTCTGACTTGACAAAACAACGCCGCCACCCGTTTTAGTAAGCACAGCACGGTTGACATGTTCGGCTAGTGCCAGTTCGCCACGGTGCCGTACTTTGCCTTCCACAATCATTTTTTGGATAAGGCCCGAATACTTAAGTAACTCGCCGTAACCGATAACGCTACTTCGACGTTCCAAACTTGTCGGCAAATGCAAATGCAGGGCTGGCGTAATGACCAGACGGGTGGCCGTGTCCGCCATGACCCGTTCAACTTCTTCCCACATTTGATCTTCGGTGTCCACCATAAATTCGACACACACATGGGCTTTAGATTCAAACACTGATGACCTGACGCCCACATAACGCCCGTCTGTTAGGTCGGTGTCAACCGCCAACACGCCACCAGGCGGCATAGCAATATCGGTTTTTTGTTTGTCCCAAACGCCAGGTTGAAGCCAGGCACCACGGGCCGAAACCCACATGTTTAAGTGCGCCCTTAGAAAACTGTCTTTTTTAGATACGGCCCTAAGTCC